AGTGAATTGAAGTTGAGTAATCAAGTATTCGTGTGGGTTTTGTGCCATTCTTCTACGTTCATCAGTGTCTAAGAAGACATAATCAACATATAAGGAAGCAGCAACAAGGGATTGGTTATAAGCGATGGTAGCAGCAACGGAAGTTCCTTGTGGGAATTGGTTAGAAACAGATGGAACTTGTCCATTTGGGTTACATGAAAGAGTAGTAACAGCCCATAAGCACTCATCAATTGGTCTGATATCAAGGTTAATCTTGACTTCGTGGTATTGAAGAGCAATCAATGGAAGAGCTAATCCAGGGTTGGTACAGAACCAAAATTGAAGTGGAACATAAAGGGTAGTTTCAGGAAGAGCACGTCTTGGGGCACAAACTTGTCTTGGAGCAAGGGAGTTACATGGACCTTCAACATCAGAGAAGGATGGATCGGTAATGAAGGTAAGTTGGGTGGTGTTACCAATCATCTTGTAGTATCCTCTTTGTTGTTCAGCAGTCAAGGTAAGTTGGTTCCAGATGTGCATCCAATCACCATATTGACGGTCAATTCTTTGACCACCAATTTCAACTTCAACTTGGGCGATAAGTTGTTCTCCTGGGAAATCTAACCAACGAGCATAGACTTGTCCTTGGTTAACACCATATTGGTTACCCATTTGTTGGTTAATTTCTGGAAGGGTAACTTGTAAGTAGGTTCTGTATGCAAGATCACCATTTCTGGAGATAACACATTGAACACGTCTACCGAAATCGGCTTGACCGTTGAAAGTTTGTTCGATAGATTCGATGGAAAAGTTAGTATGTCTGCGATAAGTAACTTTCCAGAAAGTAATTTGTGGGTTACCAGTTAGGTAAACGTCTTGGGCACCGTATGCCACTAATTGCATGAGTCCTCCTGCCATTATCGGTTATACTATTGCTAAAGAAAATAAATTTTTAAAATTTAATTTATTTATTATATTTAAATAATTTTATTGAAACATAAATGTTTGAAAAATGAAAATAAAAACAAAAATATTCACTGTATCTAACATAATCTAACCTAGTTCTTATACAATATATGTATGGAAAATAATTTTTACTATTACAATAAATATGTTTAAGAATAAAACATTCCTAAAAAGAAGAAGGTATCTTATCTATATCCATATTACTTAATATAAACTTTGTCAAATAGTCATCTAAAAATATCTCTTTTTTACCTTCATGTTTCTTGGAAAAAATATAGCTATCTTCTAGTTTTTTAATGCTCCACCCATCATCTAATGCATTGTAGATAAATAACATTTTTTGAAATAATACCTTGTCCACTTCTATTTTTTCTGGTAATATCAAAGGTAACCTAAGTGGAATATCCTTTACTTTATCCATTACATAACTTATTCAAAAAAGGATTGAATATTTATCTTATTTTATTCTAGTTTTCTCTATCTCTATCCTAGTTATCTATTTACAATAAGAATAATGTTACACCTCTATATGGAATATTCTTTTACAATATTTTTATTCTTGGATATTTTTCCTATATTTAATATATTTTATCAAAAACTGTATTAGAAATATATAACAATAAAATATAAATAAAAAGCTTGAAATGTCTAACTTCAAACCAAAAACTAAACATAAAAAGAAGATAAAAGTAAGTAAAAAAACATCTTTAACATTAGACGGAAAACATAATGAAATACTAGATGACTTTTGTTATGATGAAACAGTATTTATACCTGAATTGAAAAAGGAGTATGAAGAACTGAAAAAAAAGATTGAATTGAATGATAGCCAAATGTCTAATACATTGAATGAGTCCAAACCACTTACAATTGATGAAAAAATGAATATTCAAGACAGAATGAATGAAATAATAAAAGAAATCGAAGAAATAAAAAAAAAGAAAAAAGACTATCTACTAGACAACTCCCGTTTAATTTTTGAATATTTCGAAAACAAGAAAAACATATCTTCTGGAGCAACCAATACATCTGTATCCAATAAGAAACTAGTAGATGACTTTTTTAAAATAAAAAAGAATACAGATGATACTAACAGTGAAGCAGAAGTGAATAATTTTCTAAGTAAAAGGTCCAATAATATTGTTCATCAGTATCTAAGTAATATAGATGATAAATACTTAGATATGGAACATTTTGTAAGTCAAGCGGATATTTGTCGTTACTGTAACCGTGGTGAATTGATATCAAACGATGAAGAAGGCGTCCTCTTATGTAACAACTGTTTTCGCAACTATCCTTATTTGATTGAGAATGAAAAGTCTTCTTACAAAGAACCACCGAAGGAAGTATGTTTTTATGCATATAAACGTATTAACCATTTCAAAGAAATATTGTCCCAGTTTCAAGGAAAAGAAACGACACAGATACCACAAGAGGTAATAGACAATATCAAATTACAAATAAAAAAGGAACGTATTGATATTTCGCAAATAACAAATATGAAAACAAAGGAGATTTTGAAGAAGCTGGGTTTTAATAAATACTATGAACATATACCATTTATCAAAGACAAACTGGGCATTAAACCTCCTATAATGAGCACAGAGTTGGAAGAAAAATTATGTAAGCTTTTTATTGAGTTACAAGCGCCTTATTCCAAGTTTTGTCCGAACAGTCGAGTGAATTTTTTGAATTACTATTATACGGCATATAAACTATGTCAATTGCTAGGAGAAACCAAGTACTTGGCCGACTTCCCGATGTTGAAAGACAGAGAGAAGCGAATAGAACAGGACAATATATGGAAAAAAATATGTGAAGAACTAGACTGGGAGTTTATACCTACAAATTAGTAGTTCTATACTCTTTTATTTTATAAATTAATGAATCAATTTATAAAAAAACAATACTGTTTATGTTATGGTAAGGTTATTTAAAAACCTCCTGGGAATCGGACTAAGTTGGCACCGATACCGAAACCAGCACCAGTTCTGGCGGATGATCCCATGGATGGAATGTAGGTATCAAGGATACTGAAGGTGGCGGCGGCAGTAAGGGCAATTAAAATAATTTCCTCAACATTCAAAGAACGTTTTGGGATAGCATAGGCGGCAATTGCAACCATTAAACCTTCAACAAGGTACTTAATGATTCTTTTGATAAGTTCACTGATATCAATCATTCCAGTCATTATACTAAAAGGCAAGAAAAAAATAGATTCTTAATTATTTTTATTTTAATTATAAAAAATATATATTTACGCTAAAATCACTTAAATAATAATAAACTATTAATTTATCTAAATATGTCGACATATTCAAAACCTCTTAACCCTGAACAAGAAAACTCAAAGTTAGTGGATTTATTGGAAGAAGATAAACCAATAGCTAACCAAAAATTCGTATGTGTTTCTTTTGTATCTCCTGAAAAAATTTTGAAGCAAAAAGACCATTTCTTCTTTGAAGAGTTCCTAAAGAACTGGGATTTCCAAAAGTCGATGGAAAAATACTTTCAGTTCCTTAATTTTGTTTCTTTTAAATACAAGGTAAAGTTTGAAGACTTGACTAAAGATTTTGAAGAATTTGTTAAGGAAGAACGAGAAAACTTGCTAAATACAAATATTTCAGATGAGTATAAAACTTTTGTGGATAAGAGAGAAGAAGATTTAGAAAAAGCTTTCCTAAAAGAACACAACTTTCAAACTTGTGTTCGTGGACTAAAGGTGCGTGGGGTATATCCATCACAAGAAGAGGCAGAGTTCCGTTGTAAAATGTTAAGAGAGATTGACCCAAATCATGACGTGTATGTTGGACCTGTTGGTTTATGGATGCCTTGGGACCCAGAGGCTTATAAGACTGGACGAGTTGAATACATGGAACAAGAGTTGAACGCTCTTATGCATGAAAAGGCCAAGAACGAAACAAAGGCCAAGGAGGATTTTGAGGCAAGAGTAAAAGAAACGAGAAGAAAAGCGATTGAAGAGAATATTAAGAATGCTGAAAAATCTGGAAATGTATTGACGCAGACTGTGGATAAAGATGGAAACTTGGTTGGATTACACAATATTAATACGCAAGAGTTGTCCTTGGCTTCCTCGGAGAATGAAGTTGTAAGTGTGGAGGAGATTCAAAAGGAGTTGTTTGAAGGTGAAACTATTATTACTGGAAAGACAGATAATGGACAGTCATTATTAGTAAGTGGTCCTTTTGCTACAAAAAAGGAAGATAAACAAAATTAGAAAGATAAACAAGACTAGAGTATTAAACAAAATATAAAGAATTATTTATAAAAATTGAAAAGCATATAACTTCCTATTATGTATTTAAAACCATATAAATATATAATATACATAAAACTATACTATTCACAGTAACAAAACACTTTAAAAATGACTATTGACCCAAACAACTTTCATGATATGAACGAAGACTTTGAAAAAGTTATTGGGATAGATTGTAGTTACTACTCTGAGTTAATTGACTGTAACGTAGAGGACAAAAAACAAGAAAGACAAAAAATATTAGAAAGACCTGATAATCCCAGTGATAGTGGTCTTCTTTGTACGATTAAAAGAGAAATAAACGCACTTAGCGGAGAGGTAAAACTAGAGTCAAATAAAGAAAAAAGAGATGAAAAGTTGAGACTTTTGTTTTTATTCAAAAAGAAAGAATATTCTATTTTATATGCTTATTACAGTAACACAACTATTTGTACAAATGAAGAGTATGAAAGAGAAGTAAACGATACCAAAAAAAATATTCATGTATTCAAAAAATTAACTAGCGATAATGACTATAATGAAAATGGAAATATTACTTCATTCACTGCTAGTATGAAAATGAAAAAAGTAGAATGGCAGATGGAATTGAAATGGAAAACAATGTGGTTGAATAAACTAAACACAATTAGACGTAGTTAAAAAGTGTAAAATTGTACACTATAAAAAATAACAAAAAACATAAAAAATCAAATATAAATACTATTTTTTATTTGGTTTGAATAGGGTTTTATTTTTATAAAGTATTGGCTATTTTATAAAAATTGAGGTGAATAAAACTATAAAAAAGTAACATAAAATATATACATATATAAACATTCTTAAAATACTAAGGCTAAAAATATGTCAGAAAGAATACAAGGCAACGAAGATGATACTGAAGAAGAAACAGAAGAGGAATATGAAGAAGAGGAATTAGAAGAACAGGAATTAGAAGAAAAAAACACCCATACAAGAAGTTCCTTCGA